GAGCCTTGTTTAACAGCAGGTCTAGCTTATTATATTTCAATGAAATATGCTCCTGATAGAATATCTATATTAAAAGGAGTATATGAAGAAGAGTTTAGAAGAGCAGCGGATACAAACAGAGAAGATGTAAGCTCCCGTTTTGTTCCAGGTAATACTTCTTTACAGTGGTGGAGTTAAAATGGCTAGATATTCGTCAGGAAAATTTGCATTAAGAATATCTGATAGAGATGGTCAAGCTTATCCTTATAATGAAATGGTTCAAGAATGGACAGGAGCTTGGGTTCATCAATCAGAATGGGAACCTAAATCTCCTTTATTAAATCCAACTAATCATCCAACAGACGCACAATCTTTACAACATGCTAAACCACAAGTAGTTAGTGTTACTATACCTCTTGGAGGTATTTATATTGATCCAGCAATAGGGCAAAATATTTTTGATACACAAATGCAAACTATTCAGCAATGGAATCCAATTCCTGCTCCGGGGGCCTATGAAACTGTACAGGTAAGAACAATGCAACCTTTAGGTGGAAGTTCACAAGCTAATCAAGATACTATAATGAATAGTGCTGTAGGAATTGCAACAGTGAGTATAACATGACAACATATGCAGAATTAGTAGATCAAATAAGAAGTTACACAGAAACCGATAGTAATGTTTTAACTACTACCGTAGTTAACGACTTTATTCTTCAAGCAGAACTTAGAATTTTTAGAGAAGTAGATTTAGATGTATATAGAAAAAATGAATTTAGTACTTTAACCGTAGGAAATGAATTTGTAACATTACCAGGAGCTACTCCAAGTACAATGGCTTTTGTACGAACTGCAGCTATTTATCCTACAGTAGGAACAGATGCAAATGTAAGAACTCATTTACTTCAAAAAGATATATCCTATATGACTGAATATTGGCCTAATAGAACTACTCAGGCTAAACCAAAATACTATGCAATGTGGGATCAAAATACAATATATCTTGCGCCAACACCAGATGTCGCTTATAAGATAGAGTTAGCTTTAAATCGTAATGAAACAGGGCTGTCTACTGGAAATACCACATCATGGGTAAGCCAAAATGCGCCACAAGTTTTATTATATGCTTGTCTTATAGAGGCTTTTAAATACCTTAAAGGACCATATGATTTGCTTGCACAATACGAAAAAAGTTACCAAGAAGCAGTACAGCGACTTGCAATAGAACAACAAGGAAGAAGAAGGAGAGACGAATACCAAGACGGTGTTATTCGTTTACCTTTACCTTCTCAAAACCCATAGGAGATAAAAAATGGCAATAGTACAAGCGGTATGCAATACCTTTAAAAGAGACCTTTTAAAAGGGTTTCATGATTTTGCAAATGGTGGTAGTACTTTTAAAATTGCATTGTTTACATCAAGTGCAAGTTTAGGAGCAGCTACAGAAGATTATTCAACAAGTAACGAAACAAGTGGAGCAGGCTACTCAGCAGGCGGAGAAACTTTACAGAATCAATCTGTAACAGGAGGCACAGCGGCTACAACAGCATATGTTGATTGGTCTACTGACCCTCAATGGACTTCAGCAAGCTTTACAGCAAACGGTGCTATTATCTATAACACTACAACAGATGGTGGTACAGGTACAACAGATGCAGTTTGTGTTTTGGCTTTTGGGGCTGATTACACAGCAACCAACGGTACGTTTACTGTTCAATTTCCAGCACCAGGCACGAGTACAGCGATACTTAGATTATCGTAGGGGTTTAACATGGCATTGGTTATCAATGATCGTGTTAAGGAAACCACGACAACAACAGGGACGGGAACCGTTAATCTTGCTGGAGCAAGTGATGGATTTCAAACTTTTGTTGCTGGTATTGGCACTACAAACACAACGTATTATTGTATTACAATGCAGTCAGGTACTACTGCCTATGAAATAGGTATTGGTACAGTTACTGACGCTTCTCCTGATACATTATCAAGAGATACAGTTTTAGAAAGCACTAACAGTGACAACAAAGTAGATTTCGCTGCAGGTGCAAAAGACGTATTTTGTACATATCCAGCAAAGAGGGCGCCATCCCCTGTTATGGATCCAACATCTTATGTAACTACACACAATTCTACAATTAGTGATGTTCAAACAATGGACTCCGGCGTTTTAGCTGGTCCTGTCTCAATTACAGGAACGTTGTCCGTAACAGGAAATTTATTTATATTATGAGCACGCTTGAAGTAGATAAAATTATACCACAAGGATCAGGCACTGCTCTTCAAATAGGAGAGAATGGTGACACCATAACATTGCCAGCAGGGACGACGATAACTTTACCTTCAGGTTCAATATCTAATAGTGAATTAGCAAACTCATCAATTACAATTAACGGATCGGCTGTTTCTTTAGGTGGTTCTACCACTGTACAAGCAGCTTTAACATTTCCAACTATATCTTCTATTAGCCCTACGGTTATAGATAATACACAAACAGCAGTAACTATAACAGGAACCAATTATATTTCTATTCCTTTTGTAGATGCAATTAACTCATCAACAGGAGCTATCGTATCAGCAGATTCGGTTTCTTTTAGTGGTGCTACAAGTATTGTAGCGACATTTACTTTACCTGTTGATGGTACATATTTTCTTCGTGTAGAAAATAATGACGGATTAGCTGTAAGATCAGGTTCGGCATTACTGACAGTTTCAGACGCACCTGCGTGGGTAACAGCGGCAGGATCTTTGGGAACAGTAGATGCGGGTGGAACAATTAGTTTTACAGTAAGTGCAACAAGTGCAACTGCCTACGCAATTCAATCTGGAGCTTTACCTGGAGGTGGAAGTTTAAATACATCCACAGGTGCTATTACAGGAACTGAATCCGGAGCAACCGCAGATACAACATATAACTTTACCATTCGTGCGACAGACGCTGAAGGACAAACAGCAGATAGAGCCTTTTCAATTGCAGTCTCAGTTGGTATAAGTAACGCTATGAGGTTTGATCCATAATGGCAACGTATTTAACAAGAACAACAGCTGATGCAACCAGCAATATGACTGCCACATTTAGTTGGTGGTTTAAAAGATCTAACACCATTGATCAAGATGGACAAGGTGGTAACTACATGTGGGTTTTAGCAGGTCCAGGTAGTTTTAATGATGCTAATTGGTTAGGATGTGAATTAAAAAATGATGACACTTTAAGAGTAACAACTTGGTCGGGTGGAACGGAGATTCAAACAAATAGAGTTTTTAGAGATGTAGCGGCTTGGTATCATATTGTTGTAAGAATAGACACGAGTCAATCTACTGAAGCTGAAAGAGTAAGAATATATATAAATGGAACAGAAGAAACTTCATTTGCAACTTCAAATTATCCTCCTCATACTCATGACTACAACTGTTTGGGAGATGTAGGTGCAAAACACTTTATTGGTTGTGCAGTATCTGGAACTACAGCAAGTCCTACTCCTTATGATTATTTTAATGGATATATAGCTGATTTTATTCAGTCATCAGGACAATCTTATGCCCCAACATCTTTTGGAGAAACAGATTCTACAACAGGAGAATGGAAACCAAAAACATTTTCAGGTTCGTTTGGTGATAATGGATTTCATTTACAATTTAAAAATAGTGGTGCATTAGGTACGGACACCAGTGGTGAAGGACACACTCTAACTGTTAGTGGCGCTGGAACAAATGCTCAGGTTGTTGATACACCTACTAATAATTTTGCCACTCTTAATTCTATAGCAAATGCAACTCAAGCCGGAGGAACTTTTAGTGAAGGAAATTTAAAATTTGTAACTAATCAAGCTGATTATTCTTACAGACCTAGTTCAATAGGAGTAAATGCAGGAAAATGGTATTGTGAAATTAAAGCCGTATCTTTTGGTGGAGGAAGTGATCCTTATATGATTGGAATAACTTCTACCGAACCTACAGCAAACAGCGATGAATTAGGACATTATGCTAATGATTGGGCTTACAGAGAAGATGGTAAATATCGTAATAACAATAGTAATACAACTTGGGGTAACACTTTTACTTCAGGAGATATTATTGGAATTGCATTAGATTTAACTAATAGCAAATTATATTTTTCTAAAAATGGAACTTGGCAAGAATCTGGAGATCCTACATCAGGTTCTACAGGAACTGGAGCTATTTCAATAACAGCTGTTGGAAGCACACCTTTAGAAAATTATTTTTTTGCAATAGGTGATTATGATAATTCATCAGGGTCAACATCTACTTTTCAAGCTAATTTTGGTAATCCACCTTTTACTATTAGCTCAGGTAATGCTGATGCAAATGGATATGGAAATTTTGAATATGCTGTGCCATCCGGGTACTACGCATTATGTACTGAAAACTTAAACACCTACGGATAAGATATGGCTTTTACAACAATTAATGATCCATCAGCACAATTTCAAACAGTATTGTGGACAGGAGATAGCGCTGATGATAGATCAATAACAAATACTGGTAATGCTAATTTACAACCAGACGTAGTATGGATTAAAAATAGAAATTCTACACAAAATCATTACTTGTATGATTCTACAAGAGGTGCAAATGTTCAATTATTACCTGCAGATACTGCGGGAGAAACAACAGTGGCAGATAGAATGCAAGCTTTTCAAACTGATGGTTTTCAAGTAGGTAGTAGTTCTGAAGTAAATTATAATAGTTATACTTATGTAGGTTGGCAATGGAAAGCAACTGCAGGGACAACAGCATCTAATGGTAATGGTTCTATTACTTCGACTGTTCAGGCAAACACCACTGCTGGATTTTCTATTGTTAAATGGACAGGAACTGGTTCAGCTGCAACTATAGGACATGGTTTAGGTGTAGCACCACAAATGATTATAGTAAAAAATTTAGATAAATCTGCTCAATGGGGAGTGTATCATTACAAGGTAGGTAATACTAAATATCTAGCATTAAATGATGCGGATGCAGCAGCTACTTATAGTGGTTACTGGAATGATACTTCTCCTACTACTACTGTTTTTTCAGTAGGTTCTGATGGAGATATTTCTGGAGGAAACGGAGAAGAAGTAATTTCTTATTGTTTTGCTCCTATAAAAGGATACAGCAAATTTGGTGTTTACACAGGTAATGGCAACGCAGACGGCACATTTGTCTATACTGGGTTTAAGCCAGCTTTTATTCTGATAAAAAGAACAGATTCTAGTGGTAGTTGGGTTTTAAATGATAGTACAAGAAATCCTACTAACCAAGCTAATAATACTTTAGTTCCAAATGAAACTTGGGCTGAATCTACTAATACTTATTATGGTCTGGATATTCTTTCTAATGGTTTTAAAATAAGAAATGCAAATCCAGAAATAGGAGGAAGTGGTACGACAAATGTTTATGCGGCTTTTGCGCAAAATCCTTTTGTAGCAACAAATAATGTAGCGGCAACAGCGAGATAAAATGGTCTCAACTCTTAAAGTAAACACCATTAAAAAACAGTCAGGGTCCTCGATCACGATTGGTGAGTCAGGTGATACTATCACGATTACGGCTGGTGCTACACTTTCAGGTACAGTAGCAGGAACGTACACAGGCACCGTAACGGGAACTGTTAATTCAGAATCAATTACCGCTAAAGGTGATGGAGCATCTGCTGACGGAAAGATAACTCTTAATTGCTCGCAGAATAGCCACGGCGTTAAAATACAATCACCAGCACATAGTGCAGGACAATCATATACATTAATTCTACCAACGTCAGTTGGAACCAACGGACAAGTTTTAGCAAGTAATGGAGCTAGTTCCAATCAATTATCATGGATTGATGCAACAGAAACTAAACCAACAATTAGTTCTATCAGTCCAACAGTTATAGAAAATACTCAAACAGCAATAACAATTACAGGAACTAATTACGTTAATACTCCTATTGTAGAAGCAATAAATACAACTGGTGCAATTTTTGCAGCTGATTCTGTTTCTTTTACAAGTGCAACAACATTAGTAGCAAATTTTACTTTAGCTACTGACGGCACATATTTTATACGAATAGAAAATAATGATGGTAATGCGGTTCGTAGTGGAACAGCTATTTTAACAGTATCTGATGCTCCTGCTTGGCAAACATCAGCAGGAAGTTTAGGTAGTTTTGAAGGTGGTAGTTCAGTAGGCACAATTACTTTAACAGCTACTAATTCTACTGGAATGGCTATACAATCAGGTTCTTTACCTGGAGGATTAAGTTTAAATTCAGGGAGCGGTTCTTCTACAATTACAGGTACCGAATCCGGTGCAACTACCGATACAACATATAACTTTACCGTAAGAGCAACAGATGCAGAAGGTCAGACTGCTGATAGAGCCTTTTCAATAGCAATAACTCTTGGTATAAGTAACTCAGCGAGGTTTGAACAATAATGACAAATACATATTTATCACGAACACTTGAAACTCCAACAAGTAATAAAAAATTTACCATAAGTTTTTGGTTTAAAAACTCAGGAGCTGGAGATGGCAGCACTCGGTATCAATGGCATGCCTATAAAGGTTCACCTGGAGATTCTAGCTGGCTTGGTTTAGGTTGTAATGGTAGTGGTCAATTTTTACTAACAAGTTGGTATGGTCAAACAAACGTAACACTTTCTGCAGAAGTAAAAGATCCTGCCGCATGGTCACATGTAGTTGTGCAAGTGGATACATCTCAATCAACTGCTTCGGATAGAGTAAAATTTTATCTTAATGGGGAGGGACCAATAACAACTTTAGCTACTAATAGTTATCCTGGTCAAGATTCTACTTTTACTTGGGCAGAATCAGCAGGAATAATGACATGGGGATGTGCTTGGAATTCTTCTCCGGCTACTTATGGATATACAAATGGATATTTAGCAGATTGTATTTATGTTGACGGACAAAACATTGCTCCTACAGTTTTTGGACAAACAGACTCTACAACAGGAGAATGGAAACCAAAAATTGTAAGTGGTGTTACATGGGGAGATAGTGGATCTTACTTACAATTTGAAAATAGTGGAGCTATGGGAACTGATTCAAGCGGAAATAGTAATACTTTTACTGTTACAAGTGCTCCTAATAATTTTCAAACTATGGATACTCCTAGTAATAATTTTATGACAATGAATAGACTTGATATAGGAACAGACAATAATACAGTAACTAGAAGTGGTCTTAGAGTAGATGCAGGTTCTACTTCAGGACAATCAGCTCAACAACATACTAGATCAACTTTTGCTTTAGAATCTGGAAAATGGTATTGGGAAATGAAAGTAGAGGCTAACACAGCTAGTATAGGATTACTAACAGCAAGTGATTCTATAACTGCAACTTATAGTGATGCTCCTTATAATATAGTGGAATACAATCAAGGTGGTGAAATTAGGTGGAGGAAAGAAGGTTCTGCTGTAACAAAAACAACAGGAATAGATACTTTTACAACAGGTGATATTGTAATGTGCGCTTTAGATATGGATAATAAAAGAGCATACTTTGGAAAAAATGGTGTATGGCAAGGAGATCCAACACCAGATCCAGCTACGAGCCCAAGTGATGCAGGTAATCATGCTCCTCTATTAAGTAATTATTTTTATCACGCTTTGTCTTTTGATAATTCTTCAGGAAATTCAGGAAGATCAGATTGGAATTTTGGTAGCCCAATATTTTCTATTAGTTCAAGTAACACTGATGGAAATAGTTTTGGAACTTTTGAATATGCGGTACCATCAGGGTATTACGCAGTTTGCACAAAAAATATTAACTCATACGGATAAGATATGGCTTTTACGACAATAAATGATCCATCAGCATATTTTCAGATAGCAAAATATACAGGTAATGGCTCGACTCAATCTATTGTTAATGGAGGAAATTCTAATTTACAACCAGACTTTATATGGATTAAAGATATGGGAAGTGCTTTTGATCATAAATTATCAGATTCTACTAGAGGCTCAACTTACACTTTAGAAGCTAATACCGACACTGCCGCTTACAACGACACTGATGCGGTTACTTCTTTTAACACTGATGGTTTTTCTTTAGGTAGTAATGCAAACGTAAATGATAACACTGCAAATGTAGTTGCATGGCAATGGAAAGCTAATGGTGGCACAACAGCAGCTAACGGTAATGGTTCTATAAGTTCTACTGTACAAGCAAGTACTACAGCAGGATTTTCTATTGTTAAATGGACAGGCAGTGGAGCCAATGCTACAATTGGACATGGATTAGGGGCTATACCTCAAGTTATAATTTTTAAAAATTATGATAATACTGATAACTGGGTTGTATATCATCACAGATTAGGTAATGATGGGGGACTTTATTTAAATTTAGGTAATGCATTAAATTCAGCAAGTAGTTGGTTTAATGATACAACTCCTACATCAACAGTTTTTTCTATAGGTACAAATTCAAAAACTAACAGTAATGGAAACCCTATGATTGCATATTGTTTTTCAAACATAAAAGGTTACAGTAAAATGGATAGTTACAAGGGTAATGGTGATGTGGATGGTCCTTTTATATTTACTGGATTTAAACCTTCTTTTATTTTAACTAAACGAACAGATAATACAGGTTCGTGGTTAATTCATGATATTAAAAGAAATGGTTATAACTCTAATAATGATGAAATAGAAGTTAATACAAATGCGGCTCAAGCTAATAATGATAGACTAGATATTTTATCAAATGGTTTTAAAATAAGAAATACAGCGGGATATGTAAATGCTGATGGAGCTAATTATGTTTATTTAGCTTTGGCTGACTCACCTCTTGTAGCATCTAATAATGTTGCAGCAACAACTCGAGGAATGGGTTAACATGTCAGAAGTAAAAGTAAACACGATAAAAAAATATACAGGATCCTCAATTACGATTGGTGAGTCAGGTGATACAATTACAGTAACAGCTGGTGCTACCTTATCTGGTTCAGGTGCAAGTTTAACAGCACTTAATGCAACACAGCTTGGATCAGGAACTATTCCTGATGCAAGATTTCCTGCTACCTTACCGGCTGTATCAGGTGCAAACTTAACAAATTTACCAGTAGAAACTAAACCAACAGTCTCTAGTATTAATCCAAGTGTAATAGAAAATACTGCTGAAGATGTTGTTATTACAGGTACTAATTTTGTATCAGTGCCAACTGTTGATGCTATATCAACTACTGGTGCTATTACACCAGCGAATAGTGTTACGTATACAAGCGCAACATCAATTACAGCAAATTTCACTTTAGGAACAGACGGAACATACTATATTCGTGTAGAAAATAATGATGGTAATGCCGCACGATCAAGTAGCGCTTTATTAACAGTATCTGATGCGCCAACGTGGGTAACATCCGCAGGTTCACTAGGAACTGTTGCAGGTAATTTTTCTGGTACGGTTGCAACGGTAACTGCAACAGGTGACACCATTGCTTATTCAGAAACAACCAGTGTTTTAACTAATGCAGCACAAGCTAATTGTTCGCTTAATTCTGCTACAGGTGTTATAACTACATCAGATTTTGGTGGATCGTCTACATCTGCTACAACGTACAGTTTCACTATTAGAGCTACAGATGCTCAAGGACAAACAGCAGATCGTGCTTTTACACTAACATCTAGTTTTGCATTATTAAATGCAGGAAGGTTTGACGGATAATGGCTACAACTTTAACAAGAACAATAGGAACACCTTCTTCACAAAGAATAGGAACACTTTCTTTTTGGATGAAAAGATGTCAAGTTAATCGTGGTGTTGCTTCAGGGTCCACGAAAATAATTCAATATCAAGGAAGTCCTACTTATTTTTCTATGTATATGGATGATAGATCTGCAAATGCAAACTGGTCAAGATTAAGAATACATATGGATGATACTCAATCACCGCAATATGTTGTAGGTACTGAAATGAGATTTAGAGATTGTAATGCATGGTATCACATAGTTATTCGTATTGATACAACACAAGCTACTGCAGCAAATAGAATACGAGTTTATGTTAATGGTGGAGGAGGTATTTCCGGTGGTGGCTATGCACAATTAGGTGGTTTATCAGATGAAGGAAATCAACCCGCTCAAAACTATGACATACCAGGATGGGCAAATGGAGAAACTACTACAATTGGTGGGGGGTCTTCAATGTATTTATCTCAAATGATTTTTGCTGATGGTCAATCATATGCACCATCTACTTTTGGATCTTTTGATTCAAATGGTGAATGGGTACCTAATTCAAGTCCTACTGTTACTTATGGTAATAATGGATACAAATTAGATTTTATAGGTACCGGAGCATCAGCTGACACAAATGGATTTGGTGCAGATACTTCCGGAAATGCAAATCATTTTGCAAGTTCTAGTTTAGGAGATAATCCTAATGTAACTGACGCTCCAGAAAACAATTTTTCTACATTAAATTATTTACAGCCTTACGTTACACAATATGGATTAGAAGGAACTTTAACTAAAGGTAATTTATATTCTACAGGAACTGCTGATGGTAAAACTTCAGGTGTAGGAAATATGGGATTAAGATCAGGTAAATGGTATTGGGAAGCAAAACTAACTGCAGATAATAACTATAGTACCATAGGCGTTCATTCTCATATAAATAAAATGGTAAACAACCAACCAAATGGAAATGGAGTATTAGGATATTCAAATCAAGGTTGGGCTTATTGGACTTATAGCACTGGTTATAAAATGAATAACGATACGTCTGCAGCATGGGGAGTTGATGCTACGACAGGTGATATTTTAAGTGTTGCTTTAGATTTAGATAATTTAAAAATATATATCGCTAAAAATGGAACATGGATGGAGAGTGGAGATCCAACAAGTGGAGCTTCAGGCACAGGTTCAATGTATACATTAACCGCTGTAGATAGTACTTTTGATAAAGCTTATTTTCCTGTTGTAGGAGATTCATCTTCATCACAAACTGCTACATGGGAACTTAATTTTGGTAATCCAACCTTTGCTATCGCATCATCTAATGCTGATGCTAATGGATATGGTAAATTCGAATACGCTGTACCATCAGGGTATTATGCTATATGTTCAAAAAATGTAGGAGTATACGGAGGTTAATATGGCAGTCTTTACAACAATTAATGATCCATCAGTTCATTTTCAAACTAACACTTATACTGGTAATGGTAACGATGATAAAGCAATTACCAATTATGGTAATTCAAATTTACAGCCCGATTTTATGTGGGTTAAACAACGAACAGGATCAACTAGAGATCACATCTTTGTAGATTCTACTAGTGGAACAAGTAAAAATTTTAGACCTAATACCAGTGACGCTCAATATACAAATACAGATTATGTCAAAAGTTTTACCACAGATGGTTTTACTTTAGGAACAAGTAACAGAGTAAATGACGCTGATGATCCATATACTGCTTGGCAATGGAAAGCTAATGGAGGAACTCAAGTAACAAACAGCGATGGGACTACAGACTCTTATCTTCAAGTAAATTCTACAGCAGGATTTGTTTTAGGTAAATATACTGCACCCGGATCTACTGGAACTACAGTTGGTCATGGTCTTGGAGCAATACCTGATTTCTTTTTTGCAAAAGATTTTGGATCAGGTAGTTGGTATGGAATGTGGCCTACAAGTTTTGGTGGAAATCAATCTTCTGGACTAAATGGAACAAACGCTTTTGGAACTGTTTCTGGTTATAGTTCTTTTACTTCTTCTACATTTGTTCAAGGACAAGGTGATAGTGATAATCATATGTTTTGGGCTTGGAAAAATACACCAGGATATTTTTATGCTAATTATTATAAATCTAATAATAATGCAGATGGACCTTTTCAGTATTGTGGATTTAAACCTGCTTTAGTATGGGTTAAAGGAGATGGAGGAGGAGTAAATTGGAGAACATATGATGATACCAGAATGGGATATAATCCAAAAAATGCTTTTGTAAGTTGTAATACTGATGCTGAAGAAACTAATGCAACCAATGCAGAAATGGAATTTTATTCAAATGGATTTAAATTAACTGCTGCAGAAGGAGATGCTAATTACAACGAAATGGATGTAGCTTTTGCTGCTTGGGCAGCTAATCCATTTATGTCATCTACAGGCGTTCCGACAACAGGAAGATAAAACATGGCACTCGGGATTATATCTTTTTCCGAGAGTCCGATTTCCTCTTTAGGAAAACAGGACGCAGTAATTGCCGTTTCAGGTTTTGGTTTAACATCTACTTCTGGAACAGTATTTATTGTTCCTCATGTAGCCGGACAAGATCTAACTTCTACTGTTGCTTCAGTAGCAGCGGTTAATGCTACCGCAGTAGCGACTCCTTCTGGTGAAGATATAACTTCTACAACGGGAACAGTAACAGTTAATGTTATTGCTAACCCAACAGTTGTAGTTTCAGCTTTAACTCAACTTCAATCTAACATCGGAGTTTATGCAGTAACAGCTGGTGGTAATGTTGGTATTAGCGCTGCCGGAGAACAAGAACTAGATTTAACTCTAGGAAATGAAACAGTTGTAGCAGACGCTAATGTTACTGTTTCAGCTTTAAGTGAATTAAGTGCTACTGCAGCTACAGTAACAGTTGATGCAGCAACACCAGTTCCAGTTTCTGCTTTAACCGAGCTTCAATCTACTACCGGTACTCCAATAGTTATAGCTCACAGCACGGTTGTAATTACTGGTGAATCAATGACCTCGGTCACCGGCTCAGAGGTAGTTGTTGCTAATTCTACAGCTCTTCCAAGTGGTAATATTATTTCTACAGATTTAAGTAGTGCTACCGTTCAAGTCAATGTTACCCCTTCAGTTTCTGGTTTGGCAACTACTCTAGAAATAGGGGATGCTGCGGTTTATGCATGGACAGTGGTAGATGATAGTTCTACTAATACATGGTCAGATGTAAACGATGCGGCCACAAATGCTTGGACAAATGTGGATGATAGTGCTACTAATACATGGCAAGATGCAGCGTAGGTAAATTATGTCAACATATTCAAGCAGACTACAAATAGAATTAATAGGGATAGGAGATCAAGCAAATGCTTGGGGTACAACTACCAATAATAATTTTTCTCAATCTCTCGAACAAGCTATCGCAGGTGTATATACAAAAAATATATCGTCTGGAACTACTACAGTTTTAACAGATACAAACGGTCCTGCTGTTCAAGCAGATAACGAAAACAGACAAGCAGCTATTATATTTACAAATGCAGCAGCCAATCATGTTGTTCAATTTACAGCAAAAGAAAAAATGTATTTTTTACGAAACGCTAGCACAACATACACAGTCACTGCTAGATTAGGAGCTGCTGGAAATACTTATGTTATAAACCCTCAAACCAGTGTATTTTTAGCTACTGATGGTACTAATTGGTATGAGTTACAAACATCTGGTGGAACATGGATAACAAAAACTACTACATATACAGCTTTAAGTGGAGATAAAATTTTTGCTGATACTTCTAGTGGAGCATTTACAATTACTTTACCTGCCGCTCCTTCTACAGGAGACGAAGTAAGGTTTGTAGATTTAGCTAGTTCTTTTGATACTCATAATTTAACAGTAGGAAGAAATAGTTTAAAAATTAACGGAGCTACAGCAGATTTAACAGTAGCAACCGAAGATGCAGCTTTTGCGTTAGTGTATTCAGGTGCAACTTATGGTTGGAAATTAATGGAGAAATAAAATGGCAACTTATGAATCAATTAGATATAAATTCTCGGGTACTGCTGTTACAGGTGTACTTCAGGCCGCAAGCAACTTAAATGATGTTTCTGCCGCAAACACCTCTAGAACTAATTTAGGTGTTGAAATAGGCACTGATGTTCAAGCTTTTATTTCTGCTACAGCAGGAACCAATGCTAACGGAGCACGAACAGTAAGTACATCAGGACCTACTGGTGGATCTGATGGAGATATTTGGTACAAATATACGTAATGCCTCATGCCAATTTACGTTAAATCAGGTGGTACTTGGAGAGAAATAAGTTCAGACGCTGGATCACAAGTATATGTGAGAGACAGCACTTCATTTACTAATAAAACAATTACAAATGCTTATGTAAAAGATGGCGGTTCATGGCGAACTGTTTTTACTTTATTTGATACACCTGCAAGTTTTACAACTGCAGGTTCAGGTACAACAAGTTTTACTGTTCCCTCAAATGCTAATGCTATTCATGTTAAACAAGCGGTAGCAGGGGGCGGAGGATCAATGAATGGTCTTGGTTATGATAAAGGGGGAGGAGAACAAGGTGGTCGTGGCGGAGGATCAGGTGCGTATGTATCCGATAAAGTTTTTACAGTTGTAGGTGGAGAAGTTTTAACAGCTGTTGTTGGATCAGGTGGAGCAGCAGGATCTAATTCAGGATTTAATTATACTGCTTCTGCTTCAGGAGGGTCATTAACAAGTTTAACTGGTGCTAGCACAGGCTCACTATTTTCTTTAGGTGGTGGCACAGGATCATCATATTCAGGTGGTTACGTTCAAGGACCTTTAGCAACACAAACGTCAGGACAAGCAGGCGCAGCAACAATATCAACTTCTTTATCAACAGGAACGACTGTTGATGGTACTAATATTACAACATTTAATACAGGTCGTGCTGGAAGTTTTAATGCTGGTGGAGCTGGAGCAGAAGGAACTCCTACAGGTGGAGCTAGTAATGCTCCCAATTGTGGTGGTGATAACTGTAGTATAGCTGGGGCTGACGGCGCTGCTTCTTATAATGGAAATGTAGCCGGAGGTGGTGGTGGAAACTCAGGTGGTCAAGGTTCAGCAGGACAATTTGGTTCTGGCGCTGGTGGTGGTGGAAAAGAAAACTCAGGTAATACTGGTGGTGATGGTGAACTTGTATATAGATTTGTGAGGATTGCATAATGCCTCTAACAAAAATAGCATTTGCCCCTGGTATAGATAAACAAGACACAGAATATGGTGCAGCAGGTCGTTGGACTGATTCTGATTTTGTACGTTTTAGATATGGATTACCAGAAAAAATTGGTGGGTGGATTAAACTTATTCAAAACACATTGGTTGGTGTTGCACGAGATATGCACGCATGGACCGATCTTAACGGTGTACGATACACGGCCATCGGAACAGATAGAAAATTATATATTTACACAGAAGGTGTAGCATACGACATTACACCAGTTAGAGCTACAGGCTCTATTACAGGTTTTGAAACATTTTCTAGTACAAGTGTTACAGTAACTGATCCAAGTCATGGCGCTGATGTAGGAGATTTTGTAACAATTTCTTCAACATCAGGAGCTGTAAATGGAATACCTGCCGCAACGATGGATGCAGAATATCAAATATTAACTGTTCCCGATGCTAATACTTACACAATTACCACAGCAACCGCTGCTACAAGTACAGGAACATCAAGTGAAACAGCCACAGCTACTTATCAAATTTCTGTAGGAACCGCTGTTTCTCAATATGGTTATGGTTGGGGTACTTGGCAATGGGGTAAAGAAGCATGGGGCACGGCTCGTTCTACTTCTAACGTAACAATTGATGGACGTAATTGGTCTTTTGATAATTTTGGTGAAGATCTATTAGCTACTGTTAATAATGGAAATACTTTTAGATGGGATACTTCTGTAGGAACAGGAACGCCGGCAGCAGTTATTTCTAATGCACCTACAGTTTCACGATTTAATTTAGTATCTATGCCTGATCGTCATGTATTTTTATTTGGCACAGAAACAACTATAGGTAATAGTAATACACAAGATGATTTATTTTTACGTTTTGCTTCTCAAGAAGATTATAATACATGGTCACCAACTGCTACAAACACAGCAGGTTCATTTAGAGTGCAAGATGGTTCTAAAATTATAACAGCTGTTAGATCACGTAATGCTGTTCTTGTTTGGACAGATACATCTCTCAATGCATTACAGTTTGTTGGCGCACCTTTTACATTTAACTTAACTCAAATTGGTGCAAACTGTGGAGCTGTTTCATTACACTCTGCTGTAGATGTAAATGGTACAGCTTTTTGGATGTCTCAAAATTCTTTTTATAAATTCGATGGTGCTATTTCTAAAATGCCTTGTAGTGTTCAAGATTATGTGTTTGAAGATTTTAGTATTACAAATCAACCAGAAACTTTTGCTGCTGTTAATTCTGAATTTAATGAAGTAACTTGGTTTTATACATCAAATAATGCAACGCAAATTGATAGATATGTAACATATAATTATTTAGAAGATTGTTGGTCAACTGGTAGTTTAGCTAGAACAACGTGGCTTGATTATGGTGTGTATCAAAAACCATATGCAACAGAATATTCTACAACAGCTACTGCAAACAATAATGTTATTAATGGTTTGACAGCAGGAGCAACAACACTTTATCAACATGAAACAGGTAATGATAATGTTACAACAGCTATAAATGCATTTATTGAATCAGGAGATTTTGACATTGCAGATGGTCAACCATTCTTACATATAGGAAGAGGCATACCTAACTTTAAAGATTTGACTGGATCCGTGGATCTTAAAATCAACTTTAAGACTTATCCTAGTTCAACTACTACTACTTCCGTAACAAGAACTGTAGTGCCTACTACAGAAAAATTTGATATAAGAGGTAGAGGAAGACAAGCAAATATTCGTATTGACAGTGATGCTGTAGGTGATAAATGGCGATACGGAACACTTAGACTTGATGTTCAACCAGACGGAGGCAGATAATGGCAAAAATAACAACGACACGATTTCCTCAAGCAACACCTGAATATCAACCTACTGTAATTGATATACTTACACGGTTGCTAGAGCAAATAGTACAGCAATTAAATTTTGGTTATCAACAAGATATAAAAGACGAATCGACAGCAAGGACGTGGTTCCTTGGCTGATTTATTTAAAAGTGCTACCTTACAGGGAACAGGAACAGTTTACACTGTTCCGACTGCGGATCAAAATTCGCAACCTCCTGTGTTGCCAACTACTACTTTAGTAAAAAGTATTTACTTATCTAATCAATCTGGTGGAGCTGTGGCAACGACAGTTACAATGCTAGATTCAAGTAATTCTAATTTAGAGGTAGAGTTATATAAAGACAGTTTAGGAGATGCTGCTGAGACGCAAGTTTTAGAAGGTCCTGTTGTTCTTGAACAAGCGGATCAAATAAAATTAACAGGAGCTGATGTTAAAATTTTAATTAATTTTATGGAGATAACATAATGGTATTTAAAAAAGTACAAGATTCAAAACAAGTTGGAGTACAAAACATTAATGGTGAAGATGTACCTATTCTTACACCAGAAGTTCACAGAGAAGTTAAAAATAAAAAAACAGGAGCTGATTACAGTTCGGAAGAAGAAGCAAAATTAGATGTTGCTAATAAACATACAGATACAACGCAAGATGATATTGAAACAAATATAATGATTAAGGTAACTAAATTACCAGATGTATTTGGAAAAACTAAAAATCCTAAAGATTAAGCACCACAGTTTTCACAGAAGTCATCACAGATGCACTTTTCTTTTTCGCAACCACAAGTAGGACAATTAGGATCCATTTGCCGCCGCCTTATGTTTTGCTATATTTGATTGAACAAACATTCTTTCATCTTCTGTTAATGGTCTTCCTGCACTTGGATAATCAGGACCTTTAGCTATTTCTTTTGGTTTTTCTTGACACGAACACCCGTCTGTGTGTCTTTTGTGATCTCTTTCTAATGCTAATAAACGTTCATGATAGCGGCTCACCTTATCTGCGAGGACAGCTATAGCTTTCAATACTTCTTGATTATCCATAATATCTCCTGATTTATAATTTTTTGGGTGAGATCTAATTTAAACACGTCTGTGATAATTATCAAGTAATCTTTTTATAATTGTTTTCTTGACAATTAATTTGAAATAGTATCCCAGCCACTTGGATGAGGTATACAGTGTTCTGTTTTTACCCCGGCTTTCATTGTAAGTAGTATATCACCACTTATACTTATTCTTGCTTGTTCTTTTGTATTTATTTCTGTGTAGTGGAGCAAGCCACTAGGAAAAATAATAAAGTTTCCAGTCTTTACAGGAAATATATAACTAGAAAAATTAAATTGATTCCAATTAACAATGTATTGATCAGTAGGAGGAATAAACAAACCTGTTTGTGAAGCCAGTTCTTTTTCAAATCGTATGTTACCCATGTCATCATTACGCACATAATACACAAAACTAAAATGACTAGCCGTGTGTTTATGACTCGCAATGTGTTGATTTTTTACTGTGTAAGTAGCCCACGCTTTAGTTATGTGAGCATCAAATTTATCATTACTATATCCTTTAGCTGTTAAAAAAGCGTTAATGTTTGTTCCTATTTCTTTAAACAATTTTTTATATTTTTTATCTTTATGTAAGTTATCCTTCGCTTCTTCTAAATCAGTAAAGTGTGTATTACCTTTAACATCCGTAGTAGCTGCTGTTCTTCCTGGTTTTTCTTTTACAAAAGATTCAACATGTTTTGCCGTATCTTCATCATTGTTTATTATGTGGGCGAAATAAATAGTTTCACCAAACAAACTGTTAATGGTAGCTTCCTTTTCCATAAATTACCTCTAAATATTCTACTTTCGTTACCCAACCTTTTGGTATTGCTATAGCGCCACCTCCATGATTATCGTCTTTGTCAACACAAAATGAACGCATAACAACTACTTTTTCAGGTGTATCGGTTACTAACCAACCAACTTCTTGGCACGTTGCTAAAGGAGCCTCTCTAATTTCTTTTATAGGAAGCCAACCTGTCTCCATATCACGGGCATCTAACCACGTAACACGGACCATAGGCGCTTTCTTTATGTCAAATTCCATATTTCTCATTGCACATTACACGGAATTTGCATATAAATATAGAATAAAATAGGTTTAATACATCAAGGTTGACCTTCCTTGCAAAATCAGACAATATCATGAATTGCCAAGGAGTACATGTTTAAAAAGTTTTTTAGAAAAGTCAGAGACGTAGCAAAAAAAGCAGCCCCAATTGCGGGTATTGCAGCATTAGGATTAGGTGGAGCAGGTTTAATGGGCGCAGGTCCGTTAGCTGGAATGTTCGGCGGCGCTGGTGGCGCAGCAGGTGGAATTGGTCCGTTAGCTAAACTAGGAAGTTTTGGAAAAAGTTTATTAGGGAACTTTGCTGGTCAAGCAGCAACCACTGCACCAGGTACAAGTGGAATTATTCCAGGAAGAGGTATTTTAGGTCTTGGACAAAAAGGATTTAATTTAGCAAAAACTATAGGAAGTGGTTTTGTTGGAAAAGATGCAGAAGGAAATGCTACACCAACCGCACTTGGTGGTATAGCATCAGCTTTACTTCCAGCACTTGGAAGTTACATGGCTTACAAAGCAGACAAACCAGAACCAGTAGATACAAATCCAATGACACCAGTTGATCAAAGATACGGTTCACGGTATGGTACAGGTGATTACACTGACACGTTAGTAGAAAAAATGTTTTTTAATCCTGCTGACGGACAATACTATGATCAAATAACAGCAGACGGTATTTATTCTAATTATACACCTGATGCAGAAAAAGGTTTAAAACCTTTAGCAATGGGTGGTATAGTTAACTTAGCT